ATACGGTGTCTAAATATAACTTAACACTATTAAGTTTCCTAATAAACTTATTCCAAAATAAAATATAATGGAGAAAATCAATGAGTGATTTATTAAAAGAAGCCATTGCTGATGCTAAAGCAGTTCGTGAAACAGCTTTACAAAACGCAAAGATGGCTTTAGAAGAAGCATTCACACCTCAACTTAAATCTATATTATCTGCTAAACTTAAAGAGGATGAACTTGAAGAAGGTGAACCTGTTTTAGAAGATGAAGATGAAGATGAAGTTGAAGCTGATGAAGGTGCTCACGAAGATGAAGTTCCAGCTGAAGAAGGTCAATATGAAGACGAAGACTTTGGTGGTGATGATGAAGAAGAGGCAGAAGAGGGTGCTCACGAAGAAGTTGAAGAAGAAGGTATCATTGAAATCGATGGTGTAAAATACGCACCAGTAGTCGCTGAAGAAGAAGAAGATGATGATGATGATGAAGATGAAGTTGAAGAAGAACTTGACTTAGAAGCTGTTATCAAAGAATTAGAATCTGAACTTTCAGAAGGTGAAGATGAAGATGATGATGATAAAGAAGATGTCGATGAAACTGTTGAAGAAGAGTATGAAATCGATGAGGCTGCTCTTACTGAAGATGACGATGATGAAAAAGAAGTAGAAGAATCTGTTGAAGATGATTCATCTGAACTTTCTGAAGTACAAGCTGAATTGAAAGAATACAAAGAAGCAGTTCATTTCTTGAAAGACAAACTTCATGAAGTAAACATTTTGAATGCTAAACTTCTATTCACAAATAAATTGTTCAAAGAATTTTCTTTGGATAACGGTCAAAAATTAAAAGTAGTTGAAACATTTGACAGAGCTCAAACTACAAGAGAGATTAAACTTGTTTATTCTACACTTGCAGAACAGTTCGGTGATAATGGTTCAATTAAAACTAGAAAATCAATTAGCGAATCAGCCAGTTCTGCTGTTGCGTCAACAAAACCTTCTAAAGAATCTCGTAAAGTGATTACTGAAGAAAGTCAAGTTGCTAACAGATTTAAGAAACTAGCTGGTTTATTATAGGAGAAAATAATCATGAGTGATTATGTAAATGATGCTCTTTTAGGAGCAAGTCCTTATAAGAAACAACAAGAAGAAGCTAAAAATCTCGTTAGTAAATGGGATAAAACTGGTCTTCTTGAAGGTTTAAATGAGGATTTTCAAAAAAGTGGAATGGCTGTAATGCTTGAGAACCAAGCTCGTCAGTTAATCCAAGAAAATAGTGGTACTGGTGGTACAGCTGGTGGTAGTACAGCTGGTGCAGGTTCAGAAGAATGGTCAGGTGTGGCTCTTCCATTGGTTCGTAGAATCTTTGGTGAAATCGCAGCTCAAGACTTTGTATCTGTTCAACCGATGAACTTACCTTCTGGTCTGGTATTTTACCTTGACTTTAAGTATGGTAAAACAACTGCTCAGTCACAAGCTGAAGGATTTGGTACAAACAATCATATTAAAGTACCTGGTGGTAGTGTTTCATCATTACAAGGTGCAACTGGTCCTAACTCACCAACTGGTTCAACCGCTCCATTTGGTGTTGGTGGTTTATATGGTGAAGGTCGTTATGACTATTCAATTAATACAACTTCATCATTACTGACAGCTGACGCTGATAACTCTGCTCCAGCAGCAGGTGCTTACGCATCATCATCTGCAACTTATAAAGATATTAACTTTAATCAAGAGTTTTCATCTTCATTAGCTTCTGGTCATCTTGTTAAACTTCAAGTACCTGTAGGTGGATTTGGTGCAGACGCAGATTTCAAATCAGTTCGTTCTTGGAATATATCAGGTTCTAGTGACAATGGTGCTCATAGTATGTTACCTCAATTTACTCAAACCGATGGTACTGATGTAACATTTATCGTTTCTGCATCTTCTGCAGGTGCGTTTGGTGCTAGTACATCAGGTATGAAGCTTCAATTTATCTTCTCAAAACAGCCTACTGAAGCTGCTAGAGGTGACTTTGAAGATACTGCTGGTGATGCTACTGCTGATACACTTAAAATACCTGAAGTTGACTTACAACTTAAATCTCAAGCTATTGTAGCTAAGACTCGTAAGTTGAAAGCAGTATGGTCTCCTGAGTTAGCTCAAGACTTAAACGCTTATCATAGTGTTGACGCCGAAGCTGAATTAACATCAATGTTATCTGAATATATTTCATTAGAAATTGATTTAGAAATACTTGATATGTTGGTTGGTGATGCAGTTACTCAAGACTTCTGGTCTGTAACTCCTGGTGAGGATTATGATGGTGTAGGTACTTCTGAAGATAACTGGTCTATTACAACATTCTATGGAACAAGATTCGAATGGTATCAAACTCTATTAGGTAAAATCCAAAAGGTTTCTAATGAAATCCAAAGATTAACCTTGAGAGGTGGTGCTAACTTCGTAGTTGTTTCTCCGACTGTTGCAACAATCCTTGAATCAATTCCTGGATATTCAGTTAATACAGATGGTTTGAAAACACAGTTCGCAGCTGGTGTTCAAGTAGCAGGACAATTACAAAATAGATTTACTGTTTATAAGAATCCTTATATGACAGAAAATACTGTTCTTGTAGGTTTCAGAGGAAGTAACTTCCTTGAAACAGGTGCTGTATATTCTCCATATGTACCTCTAATTATGACTCCTCTTGTATACGACCCATCCGACTTTACTCCTCGTAAAGGTGTGATGACTCGATATGCGAAGAAGATGATTAGACCTGAGTTCTATGGTAAGATTCAAATTAAAGACCTTAATTTAGTATAAGTTAATCTTTAATTAAATCGTTGAAAAACCCCTTATTAATTTGAGGGGTTTTTCTTTTATATTGATATTTATATATGAATTATAGTATGTCTATAACTGATTAAAGTAGTCACTAAACATAGTCAGTCTAAAAAAAAATTAATTCCTAGAGAGTAGTGACTCAACATTTAGGAGAAATAAAATGGCAAGACGAATAGGTAAGTATAAATTAACTAAAAAAGAGACTTCACTTCATATTCAATCACCTCAAGTTTTCGAAAATGTATCAATTAAAATGACCGGTTTAAATACTGTTAGTGGTTCAACTGGAATAAATGGGTTGTTTACAACAGCTTCTAATTATTTTAGTTCATCAAAACCTGATGCTAATGGTCTTGGTGGATTTAAAGTAGTGTGCATGGCAACATAGAATAAATTGGAGGTTATATGAAAAAAATAGGTAGTCATACATTTTATGGTGATGTCGATTTGGAATTAAAATTTAATTTTGAAGATATCATGGATTTTTACAAAAAAAACATTGAAGCTATAAAAGATGAATTTTTTGATGAAAATGGTGTTTTACAAATGGACACACTTGAAGAGTATGTTGAAGGATATGTTAATGAAAAAGTAAAAGAAAAATTTGGTGATGAATTTTATTTAGATGTGATGGACGATACAATGAATATTTCTTGGAATGTTAAAGTAGATTCTATAAAGAAAAAACATGTTGAGGAATGGTGGGACAAAGAAAATCTAAAAGATAAAAATCTAAAAGATGAAAAACCAATTACTCTTACAGACTTGGAAAACAATCCAAGTTTAATTTCAGAACTTCCTGACAAAAAACCAAAATATTCTTATAGAGGATAAATATTGTTATATAATAAACAAAAGGGTGGGAAATATCTCACCCTTTTTTGTTTGGCTTTATATTTATATATGATGAATAATACCCTTTTTGGAGAAAGATAGATGTCTAAATTTAAATTTATATATGAAGACCCTACGACAGCTAGTCAAATAACTGGTTCAACGCCATATGGTACTTACGATAGTGATACTCAGTTTCAGTCAGAAAGTTTAAATGTAACTAAATATGTGGCTAGAAAACTTGGGCATCCAGTTATGCAATTGGAATTTAATAGTGGTTCAATATACGCTATGTTTGAAGAAGCGGTATCTGAATATTCAGCACAAATAAATCATTATAATACAAAAAATTGGATGTGGGAACATTATGGTTCAACGGATAGACAGAGTGGTTCGTTTGGTGATACGGGTTCTCACGAACCAGAAGCTCCTCATATGGGTTCAACATTTTTATTATCTGAACAATATGGTGAAGCTGTTAATGTTGGTGGTGGTGTTACAATGTACACCGGTTCAATTACACTATCTTCAGAAAAACAGACATACGATTTAGCTACTGAATCAACTATATCATCATCACATAATGGAAAAAGAGTTGAAATACAAAAAGTATTCAATCAAGGTCCAGCAGCTATATCTAAATTCTACGACCCATTTGCTGGAACATATGATAATATTGAATTATTGGATTCTTTTGGGTTTGGTAATGTTTCACCAGCGGTATCTTATATATTAAGACCTATTTCATATGATTTAGCAAGAGCTAATGCTATTGAAACAAATGATTTAGTCAGAAAATCAGCTTATTCTTTTGAGTTGATAAATAATAAATTAAGTATATTCCCAAGACCAAAATCAGCAGATGATGGTAATAAAGTATATTTTCATTATTATTTAAAAGAAGATAAACAAGGTGTAACCAGAACATATACAGATGGAAAAGTTTCTGACCCATCAAATATACCTTATAAATTTTTAACATACTCTGAAATTAACTCTCCTGGTAGACAATGGATTAGAAAATACACTTTAGCTAGTTCAAAGGAATTATTAGGAATTATAAGAAGTAAATATGCTTCGATGCCACTTCCTAATGGTGAAGTGTCTATGGATGGGGAAGGTTTAAAAGCAGAGGGTAGAGAGGAAAAAGTAAACGCATTGGAAGAATTAAAAGAGTTTTTAGAATCAGTTTCATTGTCAGAGGGAGCAAGAAAAGAACAAGAAGTAGCTGATGCTCAACAACAAGTGTTGAACAAAGCACCATTAAAAATATATATAGGATAGTCATATGTCACAAACAAAACCATTTTTTGTACCACAAAAAGAATTTGATTTGATTAACTCGATGAACGAAGAGTTAATTGATGAAATAGTAGGTCAATCAGTTGATGTCTATAAAGTAAATATAGATAGAACTAATGAAAACATATATGGTGAATCTACCACAAAATATTATGATGTAGGATTTAGAGTTAATTGTTTAATCTTATATAATGAACCTGAAATTGAACAAACTGAATTTGGTGCTGACTTAAACGCTAATATAGAAATGTATTTTCAAAGAGAAAATTTAGCAAGTGGTTCACTTAATTTTTATCCAGAAATTGGAGACATTGTAGATTGGAACGACCATTATTGGGAAATCAATGGTACAACAGAACCACAATTGTTTGCTGGACATCCGGCGTATAAACATCAGATTAAAGCAACTGCTAATAGAAGTAGATTATCAACATTACAAATTGAAGAAAGACCAAGATAATGAATACACCACTTGGAACATATCATCAATCTCAAACTCAATGTTTTTGGTTTATAGATACTGTTAATTCAAATGATTTGGTAATAGGAGAAGATTCAGTTGGTGTATTTTCACCATCGACTGGTCAATTAGTTGGCGCTTCGACATTGACACCTCTTTCTACTCATACAGATATACCAGGTATGGGTGTTGATGATAGCGATAATACATCTGAATATATGAATATAGGAGAAACACCGGTATTTAAGGTATACCAAGCTTCTAGTGGATTGATTCTCGATGCACAAGTAGAAAATCCAGCTCCTTTTGAGAATTTAGCTATACATATGGCAGGTAGAATTACTTTGACAACATCTACATCAGAATGTAGTTGTCAATGTTTACCAGGTGGTAACTGTACCTTTTGTTCTGCTGCGATGAATGCGGATGACCCTGAATGGATGTGTACTACCGGTGCAGGAGCAACATGGTGTAGTTGGGAATGTTCATAAGAAAAACATAGGAGAAAATAAAATGGAAAAATGTGAATGTAAATGTGATTGTTGTAAAAAATGTGAAGATTGTAATGCCGAATAGAGCAGCAAAAGAAAGAAAAAGACAAAGAAGATTAAAAAATGAATGGTTAAACCGTCATGGTCGAACCGCAAATCAAGTAAAGCGGAATAGGAAGAAAAATGGCAGTTCAAAAAATAGTAGGTAAAAAAATAACAAAGTTAGATACTTCATCTCCAAACTTTAAACCACAAAAACCAGTGAATGTTGTGGAAGAAGTTAATGGTAATGTAAAGGAACACTATGAAGAAGATGTTTATGGTGAAAAGGTATATCACGCTCCAATAGAACCAAACGGTAATTTAAAGTTAGAAGAAATGATGAATAAGATGTTGGGTAAGATTGATAAGTTTGGAAACAGGATAGATGGAAAAGATAGTCAAACTGGAACTGAAGCTATTGAAGTCGATATACAAAGAGAGATAGCTATTGGAAAAGTAGATAAAAACGCGATTAAATCTGAAGAAATCAAAGGTAAAGTGTTAACAAAAAAAGACAAATTAAAAGCTTTAAGAATAAGAGAAAGAAGAAGAAGGGGAGATAAAGTATAATGGCTATCAAACCGATTACGAATAAACAAGTAGTTAATAAAGCTTCTGTCAATAGAGGAGAACAAGTATCCACTAAAAATAAAACTATTAGAGGAAATCGTGAAACAACTATTATACCTGGAAATAATTTTTCAAATAATTATTCAATCACATTAAAGGATATTGACACAGCTATCTTAAATCATGTAAAAAATGTTATGAAACCAAGAGTTAAAGAAGCTAATGAAACATTTAAGATACCAGTTTATTATGGTAACGAGGAAAGGTGGGTAGCTGCTAGAAAAAGAGGTGTGTTGAGAGATAAAAATAATTCATTGATTCTTCCACTCATAATGTTAAAAAGGACAGATGTGGTAAAAAATAATTTAAGTGGTCAAGGATTTCATCATGATATACAGCGTAAATTTATAAATGTAGTAAGAAATTCTAGTTGGAGTAAAGATAATCAGTATGATAGATTTTCGGTTCAACAAGGTGTCAAACCAGTTTATGAAAATGTGGTTACTGGTATGCCGGACTACGCTGATTTAACTTATGAGTTTGTGTTATGGACAAATTTTATAGAACAGATGAATCCATTGATTGAAATGTTTGTAGCTCAAAGTAACACTTATTGGGGTGATTCAACTAATATGAAGTTTTTATGTGTGGCAGACAATATATCAGACGCCTCCGAGATGAATCAAGATGGTGAAAGATTTATTAAATCTACATTCACCATCACAACAAACGCTTATCTGTTACCTGAGTATTTAAATTCAGTAGTTACAAATAAAGTTTCAAATACAAGAAAAGAACTTACACCATCAAGAGTTACATTTAATTTTGAAGGTGATGCCACAGGAGGTCAAATTTCTGGTGAAACAGGTGGTGGAGGTGGAACTGGTGGAAGTGGTGATACGGGAGAATTTGAAGGAGAATCATCAGGATAATAAATTGTTTTTTTAAATAATTTATATATATTTATATAATATGTCAACAACAAAATAGAGGTTATAAGATGTCAGAAGAAACAAAATTCACAGAAGAAGAACTAAAAAAAGTTAAAGAGATACAAGAAAGTTATTTTAATATACAAAATCAGTTTGGACAATTATCTTTAGCTAGATTAAGAACTGAACAACAATTAGAAGGTTTTGACAAAAATGAAGATAATTTAAAAGACGAATTTTTAAAAATTCAAAATGATGAAAAAACTTTTCTTGATGGAATAACTGAAAAATATGGTGAAGGTTCGTTAGACCCGGATACCGGTATTTTTACTTCAAATAAATAAGATAAAGTAAATAAATATAATCGTTTCAAGTTTTTTTCATATATTTATATATGAAAAACTATCTGTGCACGAGATAGGAAAATTACACATATTAATATATTAATAGGAGAAATAACATGGCAGAAAAAATAGTATCGCCTGGTGTATTTACGAATGAAGTAGACCAGTCTTTCCTCCCCGCAGCCATAGCAGATATAGGAGCTGCTCTAATTGGACCGACCGTTAAAGGTCCAGCACTTGTACCAACCATAGTTACATCATATTCAGAATTTCAACAAGTTTTTGGTGATGTTTTTCTAAGTGGTTCTGATTCATATCAATATTTAACATCACATACAGCTGAACAATATTTAAAAAATTCAAATACATTAACAGTTGTTAGGATATTGGCTGGTGATTATGGTCATGCCTCAGCTAGTGTTAATGTTCAAACTCCTGGTACTGTTGGAAGTACACCAGCTAGTGGTTCGATAGCTTTTGATGCTGGTGGAGCTTTTGATGGTACAGAAATTATTATGGGTGGTGTAGATTTTCATTTTGTTAGAGACGCTAGTAATTTTAGAGATGATGAAACTGCAACTTCTATTTTTGTATCATCTGGTTCTACTACAATAGCAACTACACAAGAATTTGTAAATACATTTAACGCTAGTCAGTCTTTACACGGATTAAACTTTTCAGCTTCAGCAGCTGGTGGTACTACTGCAAGTTTTATGTCTACCACAAGTGGAAGTGGATTAAATCTAACATTTGCAGGTGGTACATTTACTACATCAAGTGGAACTACTGCTTTTGGTGAATTGATTGATATACAAGGTGGAGGAGCTGCTTCTCCTAACACATCATTCACATTGAGAACTCACGCTGAAGGTAGTATATTAAATAATGTGTCAGATGATACTAAAACAAATCATATTTTATTAAGTGGTTCTGTACATAACATTAGGTATGAGATTCCAACAGTAAATAATAGTAAAGGTACATTTACTTTACAAATACGAAGAGGTGATGATTCAGTTAAGAGAAAACAAGTTCTTGAAACATTTAGTAATTTAAGTCTTGACCCTAAATCAACTGATTTTATAAGTAAAAGAGTGGGTGACCAAGTTCAAACTGTTCAAACAGACGAAAATGGTAAACCATTTTTACAATTATCTGGTTCATATCAAAATAGGTCAAAATATGTTAGAGTTGAAGTTCCAGGTGCTAATTTAACACCAGATTATCTCGATGAGAATGGAAATGTAAGATTAGCAGTTTTCTCTGGTTCATTACCAGCTTCTGGAAGTGGTTCACTTCACGGTGGATTTGGTGGTGGTACAGATGGATTGAGTGGGTTTGATGCTGGTGGTGTTCAAAAAGGTACATTATCCGCAGCTGTTAATTTCTATGAAACGATAGATTCTCAAACACAAGGGTTCACTCCATCATCACTTACTGATGTTAATGGTGGTAAATCTTACGCTCAAGCTTTAGATTTATTATCAAATCAAGATGAATATGACATAAACTTGATATTGGCACCAGGTATTATAGATAGTAAACATACAACTATAGCTACCAAAATTGTGGATGTATGTGAGGACAGAGGTGATTGTTTTGCTATCATAGACCCAGTAACATATGGACAAAATGTGGTTGATGCTACTACAAGAGCTGAAGCGAAGGATTCTAATTACGCTGCTATGTATTGGCCTTGGGTTCAAGTTCCAGATTCACAAGTAACAGGTAAAAATAGATGGGTGCCACCTTCAGTTGTAATGGGTGGAATATATGCATTCAATGATAAGGTTGCTCATCCTTGGTTTGCTCCTGCTGGATTGAATCGTGGTGGTATTGATATTGCTGTAAGAGCTGAAAGAAAACTGACTCAATCTGATAGAGATACTCTATATGACTCAAATGTCAATCCAATAGCTACTTTCCCTGGACAAGGGGTAACTGTGTTTGGACAGAAAACACTTCAGAAGAAAGCTTCAGCTTTAGATAGAATCAATGTAAGAAGACTTCTTATTAAGGTTAAAAAGTTCATAGCATCATCTTCAAGATTCTTGTTATTTGAACAAAATACCGCAGCGACACGAAGAAGATTCTTGGGAATTGTTAATCCATATTTAGAAAATGTTCAATCACAAAGTGGACTGAACGCTTTTAGAGTTGTGATGGATGAAACAAACAACACACCAGATACGATTGATAGAAATCAACTTGTAGGACAATTATTCCTACAACCTACAAGAACTGCAGAGTTTATTGTATTAGATTTCACAATCCAACCTACAGGTGCAGCATTCCCTGAATAATAATGTGATGTAATCTACTAAAAAGGGATTTGTAGAAATATAAATCCCTTTTTTTGTATTTTTTGATATTTATATATGAATTAAAGGTATCAATATTTAGGAGAAAAAATAATGGCAGAGATATTAGAACCACAAGACATAATGTTTACACCCTTTGAGCCAAAGCTCAAAAATAGATTTATTATGCAAATTGATGGTATTAACGCTTATTTAATTAAAACCGCAACTCGACCTTCAATAGAATCAGATGAAGTTATTTTGGAACATATGAATGTGACAAGATATGTTAAAGGTAAGTCAAGATGGCAGCCATTAGAGATTACCTTATATGACCCAGTTGTTCCTTCAGCAGCACAACAAGTAATGGAATGGGTAAGATTATCACATGAATCAGTAACTGGTAGAGACGGATATTCTGATTTTTACAAAAAAAATGTTACATTTAATGTGTTAGGGCCTGTTGGTGATGTCGTTGAGGAATGGGAACTGAAAGGTTGTTATATACAAAGTGCTAATTTTGGTGATTTAACTTTTGATGACGCTACACCTGTTGAAATAAGTTTAACATTAAGATATGATTACGCTGTTCTTAAATTCTAATAAATACTAAAAGTAAATGTATTGATAGAACCCTCAATAAAAAGTTGAGGGTTTTTTCATTTAGTATATATTTATATATGAAATGTTATGTAAATTATTCAAAAAAAAGAAGGTTATCAAAAATATGAATTTCAATGAAATAATAGAAACTGTGCTAGAACACGAAGGTGGTTATGTGAATGACCCAAATGATTTGGGTGGTGAAACTAATTTTGGTATTACAAAAAGATTCTATCCAGATGTAGATATAAAGAACTTGACAAGAGAACAAGCTAAAGAAATATACAAAAGAGATTATTGGGATAAGAATCGTGTTGAATCACTTCCAGAAAATCTATGGCACATATTCTTTGATATGTGTGTTAATATGGGTAGAGGAACAGCGGTAAAGATTTTACAAAGAGCGGCTAATGGTAAGGGTAGAGGTATTGATGTAGATGGTGGTTTAGGACCAGCAACTATCAAAGCACTTAAAGGTGTAGAGGTAGAAAGAGTTAGAGCTTATCGTGTTAAATATTACGCTGATTTAGTAACAAAAAAACCAGAACAAGACAAATTTTACTTCGGTTGGTTTAGACGAAGTATGGAGGTATAAAATGTCAGATAATAAGTTTCCAAGTGAATTAATAGATTTACCGAGTGGTGGTAAACTATATTCAGAAGATTCACCATTAAGAAATGGTAAAATTGAAATAAAATATATGACTGCTAAAGAAGAGGATATTCTTACATCACAGAATCTGATTAAAAAAGGTGTGGTTATAGATAAATTAATAGATGCACTTATTCTTACAGAAGGTGTAAAAGGTGCTGATTTGGTTCTTGGTGATAAAAACGCAGTTATGGTAGCAGCTAGAGTTTTAGCTTACGGACCTGAATATACTTGTGAGGTTACAAATCCAATTACAGGTGAAACTATTCAACACACATTTAATTTAGCAGATTGTCCATTTAAAAAATTACCAGACAATATAAATCAAAATAAGTTTGAGGTTGAATTACCAATATCTAAAAAGAAGATATCTTTTAAATTATTGACTGGTAAGGAAGAAACAAAGATATTAGAAGAATTAAACGCTTCAAAAAAATTGGGTACACAAGTTTCACCAGAATTGACTACTCGTTTAAGACATACCATCACAGCCGTTGATGGTGATAAAACACAAACCAAAATTAACGAATTTGTTTTAAATTTATTAGCTAGAGATTCAATGGTTTTAAGAAAAGAAATCAAAGATGTTTCTCCAGATATTGAATTACAACAAGAAATAGAAATAGGGGGGGAAACTGTCAAGGTAGATATACCGATGACGGTAAACTTTTTTTGGCCTGACACCGAGTGATAAAGCAAAACTTCACGAACAAATATTTCAACTGATGTATTATGGAAAGGGATTTACACATTCTGATGTATATACAATGCCCATATATTTAAGAAATTTCTATTATAAACAATTAGCTGATACACGAAAAAAAGAAAATGAAGAGATAAAAAAAGCTAATCAAAAAGCTAACATATCATCCCCCACCACAAATCCAAGATTTAAAAGATAATTTTCTACATATTTGATATTTATATATGAATAATTACATCTAATTGGAGAGTATTATGTCAAAGAAAAAATCATATATGGACAGAGAAAACATCTTATCAGAAGGTCTTTATAAAAAGATTATAAATAAGATAGCTAATAAAATAGCTGTTCGTAATATCAAAAAAGACCCAAAAACAAAAAAAGATGTTGATAATTTAAACAAAGAGCTCAAAGATTTGTGGGATGATTTTAATAAGTTTGCAAACGAAGTTGACCCAAATCACAAATCATTTAAACCAAAAAAAGTAACAATAGACGATTTAATAGGATAAAACAATGGCCAATGAAGATTTTAAAGAGAGACGAGATTTATTAGATGAATTAGTTAGTCTCGAACAGGAGTATACGAATACTCTTAAACGGGGTAATACAACCGTACAAGATAGAGCAGATTTGGTACAACAGGCCATAGATAATTCCAAGGATAATAATAAACTTGGTGAAATACAAAACAATTTACAAGAAAAAGCTAACACCTTTGCAAAGAATGGGAATAAAATATTAGCTAGAAAATATAAAATTACGACTGAAAGTGTCACACAACAAATAGCACAGAACAAATTAGACGAAGCAAGAGAAAAGAAACAAAAAGAGTTACACGAAGCCACAAAAAAATCTGCAGAATCTCTACACGAAATGGTAAAATCATCATTATCAATCTTTGGTATAGGTGGTGGTATATTAGCTATATTTACAAAATTTGCTGCTATGACAGGTACAATTGGTAAAGAGTTTGGTGCACTTGGAATAACAAATCAACAATTTAAGAATGATATGTTAGTAGCTGGAAAAGAAGCTACTAGATTAGGACAATCACTAGCAGAAGTAGCCACGGTATCAAAAGAGCTAACCGATAACTTTGGATTCGGAAGAGATGAATCAGTTGAAATGGCTAATAATATTATAGATACATCATTGGCACTTGGTATAAGTAATTCTGAAGGTACTAAATTATTAGGTACTCTAACTCAAGTAGCGGGAATGTCATTTGACACGGCTCAAAACTTTGCAAAACAAACTGCTTTATTAGCCGAGGCCGAGGGAGTTTCACCAAATACCGTGATGAGGGATATCGCAGCTTCATCAGAATCAATAGCTAAATTCACTGGTATGACACCAGAACATTTAATGAAAGCAGCAATTCAAGCGACAAGACTTGGTACAACTTTATCCACAATAGCAAGTTCTATGGAAGGTATGTTAGAGTTTCAAAGTTCACTTAACGCTGAAATTGAAGCTTCTATCATGTTGGGTAGAGATGTAAATCTACAAAAGGCAAGAGAACTAGCTTTGGCAGGTAAAGCTGATGAATTTGCTGTAGAATTAACAAAACAAGTTGGAAGTCAAGCTGAATTTGAAAAAATGAATGTATTACAAAGGCAATCATTAGCCAAAGCTCTTGGTGTTAGTGTTGAACAGATGTCTAAAATGGTTAATAATCAAGAAAAGGTTAGAACTCTTGGTGATGCAATCGCAGCCCAACCTGGTTTGGAAAAAATGATTGGTCCGAATGCTTTGGATAATATATCAAAAATTATAAATAATTTAAAAACAGTAGGTGCGGAATTAATTATTTCAATAGGACCTATGGTAGGTCAAATAGCAGGTGGGTTTGTGTCAGCTACAAAAGCTTTATCTGAAATGAAAGGTATAGTACCAATTATAACAGGTCTTTTAGGAGTAATGGCTGGTAAAAGTATGTTAAACTTTGCGTTCTCAATCGCAACTATGCTAGGTAAACAAGCTACATTTTTGGGACCTTTGGGTATAGGATTAGCTTTAGGTATACCAGCAATAGTTGGTGGTTTGATTGGTGGTCTAAAAGGTGTAGCTTCTGCACAAGACGGTGGTATAACAACACAAGAGGGATTGGTTAATGTTCACCCACAAGAAGCTATTGTTCCAATCGAAAAATTGGGTGGAATGATTAAAGATGCGATGAAACCAATTGCAGACGAAAATAGAAAATTAAGAGAACAAAATGAAACTTTAATTGCTGAAACAAGAAGAATAGGTTTAAGAACAGCAGAAGCAATAGCTAATGTATAACGGAGAATTAAATTGGGTTTAGAAAATTTAAGAAGTATCTTCCAAGATGATATACAAAACAGAGCTGATGATTATCAAGTAAATCAACCTTTACCAGGTGGTACTCCTCCATCTATTTTACTTTCAGCTAAAGGTACACACTCTGAAGCTGCTGAATCTGTTATACTTGATACTCTTTTAAGACAACCACCTGCCTTTGTTAGTGAAGATTTATTAACAAAGTTTTATGATGAACAACAATTTGATTCCAGAATACCAAAAAATAATCGTATAACAATAAGTAACATAAATACATACACAGGTACACAATATAAAGCTACATCACCAACTGATTTAGCTACACTTGGTTTAGATTTAGCAACTCAAGATTGGTCAAACTTATATAACGCAAGTCACACACCAAAAAATAATCCAGAATGGGGTGGAAATGTACCAATAAGTTATCCTGGTGTTAATAGGGATAAGTTAAGGATTAGGAATGATGATGCAAAATCTGGTATATTTAACTTTGGTAGAACAGAGTTACTTGGTGCTGGTTCAGGTGAGCCTTATATAGTGAGTCATCTTCCAACAGATAATTTTTTAAGTGGTGGTAGAGTTGTAAACGCAGGAAGTCGTTCTGTTCCAATAGTGAGGGCAGTGACTGATACTTTAAGATTAACTAAATATTTATCATCAGCTGCTGGAGTTGCATTTATTGCAAAACAAAATGCATTAGGATATATTGGTTCTAAAGTTGAATGGCCAATGTCATCCAAACCAAATATTTCAATGTTTTCACCACAAAGATTTGGTAGATTTTATAATCCACTATCTACTTTAGGGTCTTCACTTGCGAGAATAGTTGGAACAACACCAAATGTATTAATTAGACGAGATGTATTAATTCCCTCTCCCACCAGCTTATCTTATGGTGGCCCTACGACAATACCTTTTAAATTGGATGAGACATTTACAAATTATGATGGTCTTTTTATGCCTCCAATAATTAGTGATTTAGAAACCTCATTTCCAATAGCAGGTGGAACAAAATTTAAAAATCCTTCAAAGAAATCTGGTGATAAGATGACATTAGCAAAAATGATTGAGGGTAATTCATTAGATACGATACTTGGATTAACAACTGGACTAAATGATGGCCAAAATACACTTGCATTTAGTGTAGAAGACAAAAAAGAAGGAATGCCATTATACTTTAAAGATTTGAGAGATAACAAATATATATTTTTTAGAGCTTATATAGAAGGACTCACAGAAAATATAGCACCTACTTGGGCTTCAACAAACTACATTGGAAGAAGTGAACCAGTATATGTGTATGAAAGAAGTGAAAGAGATATTACTTTTACATTAAGATTAGTGGCTCAAACCTCTGATGAATTGGGAATGATATATAAAAAAATGAATAAGTTAACATCATTGTGTTATCCTCAATATATGGCTGATGTTAATTTAGGTGGAAAAATAAAAATGAAACCACCATTAACAAAATTTAGAATGGGTGAAATATTTGGTAAAAGTAAAAATGAATTGATGGGATTTATTAAATCCTTAAATTATTCAGTAGAACAATCTTCAACTTGGGAAACTGAAAGTGGAAAGAGAGTACCAAGACATGTGACAGCTAACATTACATATCAAGTAATTCACGCATCAGTTCCTCAATTAGACACACAATTTTATGGATATGTTGGAGATTAAATATGGCATCACGATATGAAAATACAAAAACAAAAAAAAGTACAGATTTAAAAAAAAGATATTATCAAACAACAATATATAACAAAGTTCCAGAAAAAAATGATGATATGTATTTCATAGCACAAGAAGGTGATAGATGTGATAACCTAGCTAACAGATTTTATGGTGATTCTACACTTTGGTGGTTTATAGCTAGAGTTAACAATCTAAAAACAATGAACATACCAGCAGGAACATCATTAAGGATACCAGTATCAGTTGAAAACGCCAAAGGGTTTTAAAAATGATAAATAAAAGACTATTCGGTTCTCCTATACCTGAAAAGGTAGCAAAAAAACTTAAAGACAGACAGAGAGTTGCTGGTGAAGCAGCACCTGGTGAATCAATTAGTGGAGTTTTTAATGATTCTACTGGTGTTGTACCGGGTGGTAAACCCAATGTATTAGCTGACTTATCATCTCGTACACCTTTCGTTAGAATGTGGACAGCTGTTAAATTTATAGATAAGGAAGTTGTAGTAGAAACTTTAGAAGAATTTAATCCAGATGATGAAATTGAAGGTACACCCTCTTGGTTAAAAACTTCATCTGCTAAAAGAAAAGCTAAAAAATATGCACAAAAACATGAAGGTACAAAGGTTGTTGAAATTGATGGTGTATTTTATGTAAAACCAGACATTGAACCAAGAGACGGAGCAGAACATGCTACTAAAATATATACAATTGGAAATCATGTTTTAAATTATATCAACGATACAAACCCTAATATTTCTTTGAGTGTGAATGAACCAGGAACAACCTCTGAATCAGGTGTTTCAGATAGTACGATAGCAGCTATATTTCCAGACGAACAAGAATCTAACAATTTTTTAAAACCTCCAACTGGTATAACATCAATTACCTCAAACACAGAAGGAACTTTAGGTGTTATTAAAAAAACAAGTATAAATTTTGAGGTTCATAATTTTAATGATTTTGATAAAATATATAATAGATATTTTTTAAAACCAGGTGCTACCATATTTGTTGATTTTGGTTGGAGTACATCAACTTTATATGAACCTGAAGATTTGATAAATTCTTCACAAAATGGAGCTTCTATAAAAGATTTTTTATATGGAGAACCAGATAAAGATGATAAAGTTTTAGGAAAAATTACTGAAAATCAAGGTGACCTTGAAGTATTACAAGGTGTGGTTACAAACTATGATGCTAAAATTATGGAAAATGGTAGTGTTCAGTGTATGGTAGAAATAACATCTGCTAATAGTTCATTAATGTCATTTGAAACTGATATTTCAATGACACGAAATATACAGAATATATTAAATTATGGAATTTTGTATTTGGGAGTTCAACCAACTTTAGCTAATGACGGTGCTACGGGTGCATCGGGTGGTGATGATATTTCTGATGTAGACCAATTTCTTGTAACACCAGACGCTGACAGTAGTACAGATGAAGTAGAAAATTTTAACAATAATTTAAAAGCTTTAGCTCAAAGACAATTAGGTTCAAATAAATTAACACCTGGTAGTGTTGAGACATCTAACGCTAGTAATAATTCAATAAGAACAGGTGTATTTGTGAATAGTCTTGATGTTGATGATGTGTACATAGCTTGGGGTTTATTTGAGGATATAGTTATAAATTCTCAGTTTGGTTTTGGAAAAAATGATGATGAAATAAACAATGGAAAGGACTTACAAGTCAGATTTGATTCTTCAAATTCTTTTACGACTTATAGTGAAATTTTTTTAGAAAGACAACAAACTTTATCCGAAGTACCAGAAGAACCACCAACATTCATATTACCAGTATGGTGGGGATATGACATAGATGATGAGTTAGCTCAAAACGGTGGTTCATATAGCTATCAAGTAGAAAAAACACCTCAATATTTTGGTGATGCTGTAGATAATGAATTTGAGTATGATAATACACAAAATAGAATACCGATACGAGAAGTTTTCATAAACATAGATGTAATAATAAGTTCTTTAAAATCAAGTGGAAATGTAAGAGAGATGTTAAAAGATTTATTAAATACAATAAGTGGTGATTCAAATGGTGTTTGGGATTGGGAAATAATGAGTGGTGAAACTGATTCTGAATTAATGATAATTGACAAAAATAGAGTTGAAACACAAGAACTTATAAATCAATCGGGTAATATACAGAATGACAATGATGAAAGTGAAAGTAAAAATCAATTTTTTGAAGATTTATTTACATTTGATATAATGTCAAAAAATTCTATTGTTAAAAGTTATGATGTTAGTTTTAATCTTCCACAAGGAAACATTGGTAATATGTACGCGATACAAGCTATGAGTCATGAAAATAAAATGTATCCTGTAACTGATTTAGTTGATGAAGCGGTAGCTTTGGGTTCTCTTGATAAAGAAACAGCTAGTATTTTATATTTACCAGACAATGGTGCTTTTAGAGCAGGTCAGATAAGTGCTAGAAAAGACAGAGATGCTTCTATAGCAGATGTATATGAAAACGCTCAAAATTTATTAACTGGTACTTATAATGTAAACACAACTAAATCAAGGATAGATTTACTTGAAGGCTCACTTTTACAATCTCAACCAGATTTAACTTCTGATGAATCTTTAAATGAAGGAAAATCACCAGAAGAACTAAAAGAAATATGGGATAATGAACAAATTGATTTAAATATTGAAGTAGCACAAATGGCTGGTTATAAAGTAGCTACTAATTTTTCAGACTATTATAAAACTAGATTAGTAAAAGAGGTAATAATGACCAAAAGACCTAATTTATTACCAATTACTTTGAGTTTAACAACTTATGGTGTATCATCAATACAACCTGGAGATTGTTTTAGAGTTGATTATCTACCTAACATATATAAAAATAGTTGTTACTTTCAAGTTATGAGAACTACTCAAGCTATAGGTAGTGAGGGTTGGTATACTACATTAGAAACACAATTTAGAATTAGACCAGAAGAAAAGAAAAAAATATATGAAGATACGGATTTTAAGAAAACAATACTTTCACCGAGAAGTTTAGAAAATTTAAATATATCTGGATTAAAAATTGATGATAACGCAGCCTCTATGTGGAATACAGCCGATAATGATTTAACGATGAAACACTTAATGCCATATATAACTAATTTGAGAGTTAAAAAAGATTCAAGTTACAAAACCAGAACTTGTGATGGAGATGATAACGCAAGCTGACAATCTTTCTCCTGAGATAATACCAGCCGTCGAGCAATATTTTGGCGATTTTAAAGTTATTTCTGTTGAGGAACGCCTGTATGAACATATTGATGAATTTGTATTTGAAGATATCAAATTTAAAGGCTTCATTGATCTTGTATTGCAAACTGAAGATGGCAAGTATCATATCATAGATTGGAAGTCTTGTTCATGGGGATGGGATGCCAAGAAAAGATCTGATAAACTGATAACATATCAATTGACATTGTACAAGAAATTTTTCTGTGAAAAGCACAACATCGATCCACAAATAGTAGAAACACACTTTGCCCTTTTAAAAAGAACAGCAAAAAAAGATAATGTTGAAATTTTTCGGGTCACTTCTGGTTCTAAAAAAACAGAAAATGCTACAAGTTTATTAACAAGAGCGTTAACTCATATTTCCAAACAAAATAATATAAAAAACAGATTATCTTGTAAGGGATGTGAGTTTTACAAAACAGATAACTGTCCATAAAATATTTTATTTTAAAAAAGTTCTTTTTTTACTTGACAAAGATACTTAATGACGTTATTATAGATCAAAAGAGGTTAATTTGAGTAAAAAAATAAAGATTTTAACACTTTCTGATCACCCCCTCTCGCCTTCCGGTGTTGGAACACAGACAAATTATATTTGCACTGCGTTACTGGACACCGGAAGGTATTCTATTGTCTCATTAGGTGGCGCAATCAAACATAATGATTACACACCTGTGACAATAAAACCATATGAGGATGATTGGAGAATAATACCGATTGATGGGTATGGTAATCCAGAGATGATTCGATCCGTCATTAGAACAGAAAAACCAGACATTGTTTGGATAATGACTGATCCAAGGTTTTGGGGTTGGTTTTGGAACATTGAAAATGAAATTCGCTCTTTAGTTCCAATAGTTTATTACCATGTTTGGGATAATTTCCCTGCCCCACATTTTAATAGGAAATATTATCTATCAAATGATTTTATTGCAACGATTTCCAGAGTTTCCGACGACATTGTGTCCATAGTTGCACCAGAAGTAGAACGTCAATATATTCCTCATGCTGTGAACAATGAAATATTTAAACCAGTTTCACAGTCTGAGATTGATAAAATAAGAAATGACTCACTCCCCCCCGAAGATAGAGACAAAATAATCTTCTTTTGGAACAACCGCAATGCTCGTCGGAAACAATCTGGCACTTTAATATGGTGGTTTAAAGAATGGTTGGATAAAAACGACCTTCATGATAAAGCACAATTGATTATGCACACTGATGCTAAAGACCCTCATGGGCAAGACCTGCCTCACATCATAAACCACTTGAAACTTGAAAATAGACAAGTTATGCTTTCCACAGATAAGGTAACTCCGCACCATTTGGCTGCTTTATATAATATGGCTGATTGTACCATAAACATTTCTGATGCCGAAGGATTTGGCTTGTCTACGCTTGAATCTCTTTCCTGTGGTACTCCAATAGTTGTCAATATGACCGGAGGACTACAAGAACAAGTCACAGATGGCTCTGAGTGGTTTGGGATCGGCATCACACCTAAAGCCAAGTCTGTAATTGGCTCATTAGATGTTCCTTATATTTATGAAGATCGCATAGCACAATCAGAATTTGAATCTGCATTAAGCAAGATGTATTACATGACAGCGGAAGCTCGTAGAGAGATGGGCCAAAAAGGTAGACAACATGTTATTAACAACTATGGATTTGACAAGTTTAAAAAAACGTGGGTTGAAGCCATGGACAAAGTTCATGAAAAAAATGGCTCTTGGAGTAATAGAAAAAATTACAGCGGAATAAGGTTTAAGGAGGTAGCGTGAAAAAGAATATTTTAGTTAATGGGCCTGTGTTATCACAATCAGGATATGGAGAACAGTCACGCTTTGCCCTTAGAGCCTTAAGAACTAGAGAAAATGATTTTGAAATCTTTATCAACCCAATTAATTGGGGCCAAACCGGATGGGTCTGGGAAGATAGCGAATTTAGACAATGGATGGATGAAAGAATCACAACAACTCAAATCCTCATGTCACAAAAGAAACTAAGACCGGATATTTCTCTACAGATTACAATTCCGAATGAGTGGCAAAAAATGGCACCAATCAATATCGGTTACACAGCAGGTATTGAAACAAACAAAGTGTCTCCTTTGTGGCTCCAAAAAGGAAATGAAATGGACAATATCATTGTTGTTTCTGAGCATTCTAAAAATGTTTATCAATCCACCAAAGGTATGATGGTTAATAAAAACACAAATGAGAAAAAAGGTTTCTCTTTGACAACTCCAATCAATTCGGTTGGATATCCAGTCAGAACACATGAACCAGAGCCAATTACTAATCTTGAGTTATCAACTGATTTTAATTTTTTAGTTGTATCTCAAATGGGTCCTAGAAAAAATTTAGAAAATACTGTAAAATGGTTTGTTGAAGAATTTATTGACCAAGAGGTTGGCTTAGTTATTAAAACCAATTTTAAATCAAATTGTTATTTTGATTGGGAAGCGGTTTCTGAACATTACGAGGTTTTGCTTCAAAAATATCCACAAAGAAAATGTAAAGTTTATATTTTACATGGTGATTTATCTGATGGCCAGATGACATGGCTTTACAGTCATGATAAAATTAAAGCACTTGTGAATATAGCACATGGAGAAGGTTTTGGTCTTCCAATGTTTGAGGCCGCCCAAAATTCACTACCAGTTATCACAGTCGGATGGTCAGGACAGTTAGATTTTCTTCATCATGATGGTAAAGACTACTTTTCTAATGTTGAATATTCTATCAGACCAGTTCAAAAACAAGCTGTTTGGGACACTGTTATTGATAAAGATTCAATGTGGGCTTTTGCGGACCAAGGTTCCTACAAAATGAAATTAAGAGAAATGAAAAAGAATTGGTCCGAACATAAACAAATTGCCGAAGAGTTAAAGACAATCATTTTAGATAAGTTTGAAGAGCAAAATATGTATGCTAAATTCGTTGATCTAATATGTGAAAAAGAACTTATTGTAGATGATGACGAGATTGAAAAACTTTTTCTTGAGGCTGCATCAGGATAAAATATGATCATATGTGTTTCCGATAGTTTTGTAAAAGACTATGTTGGTGGAGCCGAATTAACAACCCAAGCTATTATTGATTCCAGCTTGTACCCTTGTATGAAAAGTCATTCACATAGAGTTACCGTCTCTTTGATGAAACAATACAAGGATGCATTCTGGATTTTTGGCAATTTTGCCAATTTGCGTGATGAATGTATTCTTTATGCTTTAAAGAATTTAAAGTACATTGTTCTTGAATATGATTACAAGTATTGTCGCTTTAGATCCCCAGAGAAACATGCACTCGCAGAGGGTAAGTGCGATTGCCACCTAACTTCTAAAGGCAAGATGGTTTCAGTATTCTACAATAATGCTCAAACTGTATGGTGGATGAGTCACGGTCAACGCCAGCGATATCGAAATTTGTTTCCATTTTTAAAAGAAGACAAAAATAAAGTTTTGAGTTCTGTCTTTAGTGATGAGACCATAGATTTAATTGAAAATTTAGATACCTCTAAGAAAAATGACAAATGGATAATTCTTAATTCTAATTCGTGGATAAAAGGGGTTGATGATGCAATTGAATATGCCAAAGAAAATAATTTAAAATATGAATTGGTTTGGGGCTTGGAATATGAAAAATTGTTAGAAAAGATGGCAAAAAGTAAAGGTCTCATTTTTTTTCCACGCGCAGCCGATACATGCCCTCGTTTAGTAATTGAAGCGAAATTATTAAATTGTGAACTTATTTTGAATGAGAATGTCCAACACAAAGATGAAGAGTGGTTTGAAAATAGAGAAACAATATTGACTTATTTGAAAAACCGAACAGAAATGTTTTGGGATCACTTTGAGTTGGTTAATAATCTTGAAACCCCTAGTCACAATTTATCAAAAAAACAATCACGCTTTAATGTTGTGGTGCCATTTTACAACGCCGAAAAGTGGTTGAAAAAATGTATCACAAGTATCAAAAGGCAAAAGTATTCTAATTTTAGATGTTTTCTTATAGATGATATGTCAGATGATAATTCTATTTCTGTTGTTGAGGAGTTGATCAAAGAAGATGAAAGGTTTGTTTTAATTAAAAACAAAGATAAAAAATATGCTCTTGGCAACATAGCAAGTGTTTTAAACTCTAAGCAACATCATATTGAATCAGAAGATATCAATATTATTTTAGATGGCGATGATTGGCTTTCTTCAATACATGTTTTTGAATATTTGAATAAATTATACAATGAAGAGTCATGTTTGCTTACATACGGCAGTTATGTTTATCACCCTTGGGCAACAAAAGGTGTTGAACCCTCCAAGTATCCAAAACGTGTTATTGATAACAACACTTTTAGAGAAGACAATTGGAGGGCATCTCATTTGAGAACATTCAAACAGCTTCTGTGGAACTTGATCAATATGGAGGACTTACAAGATGATGATGGTGAATACTACAAAACCGCCTATGATCAAGCCTTGATGCTGCCGATGTTAGAAATGGCGGGTGATAAGATAAAGTATGTATCAAAAATATTACATGTTTACAACAGGATGAACCCAAATAATGTCGATAAAATAAAACAACAAGAACAACACGCAACTTCTCAAAAGATAAGAAGTCAGGAAAAATACAAGAGGTTGTTTTGAATATCCACTTAGAAAATGTCAACTTAGGAAGCAACTCTGGTCCAAATTCGTTTGCTTTAAAACTTTTTAAATATGGTTCCTTGGCTGGGCATTCATTTGACGATAGTAAAAAAGCTGATGCAAGTTTGTGCTTTATTGAGTCATTTAAGCAACATCATACCGCACCACTTGTACAACGTTTAGATGGGCTTTATTTTAACACAACGCAAGATTGGCAACTACAAAATTCTAATATTTTAAAAACCTATCAAAGATCAGACGGGGTTGTTTTCCAATCTGATTTTAATAAAAAACTAGCTTTTGAATATTTTGGAACACATGACAATTATTCTATTATTCGCAATGGTGCTGATACAGAGTTGATCTCAACAACCAATCCTCTGAGAAACGAGAAATATGACAACCTATGGTGTTGTGCTTCTTCTTGGAGACCTCATAAAAGATTAGATGAAAATATAGATTACTTCTTAGAACATTCTGGGGAAAAAGATGCCCTGATAATCGCAGGTCGAGTTACCGAAAGCCAAATTAGAAAACAAGAAAGGGTTTTTTATGTTGGTGAAGTAAATAAGGATCGGTTATTATCAATTTACAAAGCGTCAAAATATTTTATTCACCTTGCGTGGTTAGATCATTGTCCAAACGTGGTTGTCGATGCAAGAGCATCAGATTGTCAAATAATTTGTTCATCAACAGGCGGCACAAAAGAAATTGCTGGAAAAGATGCAATTATTATTGAAGAAAACGAATGGGACTTCTCACCAGTAGACCTCTATTCGCCACCAAAAATTGACTTTTCAAAGAAAATAAAAAACGATTTTGATTCAAACTATGAAATGTCACATGTTGTGGATAGATATTTTAATTTCTTTCATTCAACTATGGAGAATAAAAAATGAACTTATTAGACTACAAATACGATAAATACTCTTCTACGGGTAACGATGGGATTGTTGAAAAAATATTTCATATTCTAAACATTAAAGAGGGATTGTTTGTTGAATTTGGAGCTTGGGATGGCATCAAGGGTAGTAATTGTCGAAAACTCTTTGAGGAAGGATGGTCTGGGATTTTCATTGAGCCCGAAAAAGATAGATTCTTAGCTTTGAAAAACAACTACTCAGATCACGACAATATTGTTTGCTTGAATGATGCAATTAACGACACGCATTCAAAATTTGATGATGTTATTAGAAACCATGTCAATAGAGAAATCGATTTCTGTTCCATTGATATTGATGGTTTGGACTTGGAAGTATTTGAGACATTTTCTGAATTTATGCCCAAAGTCATCTGTATTGAGGGAGGACAAATGGTTGAACCATTTTATCATCGTCTTCCGGGTGAAATATCAAGACACAATATCCAACAAAGTTTAAAAGTTATTACTTCCGTTTTTGAAGAAAAAGGGTACAAGTTATTGTGTTCATACCAAGACTGCTTCTTTATTAAGAGTGAATATTTCAATTCTTTTGATGTGTCAGAAGATATTATGGAACACTATTTGAATGGCCTTTATGCTCTACACCGCCGCCTACCTTGGATTCAACACATTTTAAAAGGCTTTAATCTTAGCAACAAAATTATTGATTATATCCTTCAGAAATCTGACTATCGATCTTATGGTTACAACAATAGAAAATTGTGGGCCAAAGAAAAACAAAAAGAAGCATTGGAAGCTGTTGATTTCCTAAGAGGTAAATACGAAGAGCAAAAACGTAGAGACTTAGAAGTAAAAAAAGAAAGAGAAATGGAGGAATAATGAATATTTTATATTTTGAGCCGAATTATGTACCAAGTGCTAACCAGTCCTATACATATTATTCAAGCCTATTGAACTCGATTGCAAAAAAATCGAATGTATCTATTATTAATGCAAGAGGGTTTGATGTACACGTTAATGATTTGATTGACAAAGCTCCGATAAAGCCCGACCTGATCTGTTTTGGGTTTGGTTGGATGAACATTTGGAAAGGAGCAGTTAAATATAGAGAGACCAATATTAGAGGTTTGGAAGATAGCAAGGTTCCAACTTCTATTATTTTAAACAAAGAATACGCTGGTTCGCTACCAACTAAATTAGGTTGGATAAAAGAAAAGAAAATAGATGTTGCTTTCACTTATCATCATGATTACGATATGTTTTCTAAAACAACTGGTGTTCCTTTTCATCATCTCCCGTTTGCAGCAGACCCTGAGATGTTTAAAGATTACAATCGCCCTTGCGACCATGATGTTGGTTTTACTGGTGGTCTCGGACATACTTTTACTAACGGATGGGAAAAGACTTCTGAATTTAACAAACTGCCAGAAACACCTCCAGAAGGTCAAGGATGGTCTCATACCTTGAGGCAGCAAATTAAAGACAAATATCAAGAGTGGGATGATATTGATTTTTATTTTTCAAACCACCATCATGATAATATTAGAGATTATGCAATGCGCCTCAATTCTGCCAAAATATGGCTTAGTACAACTGGGCCGGTTGATATTGTCGGAACCAGATATTTTGAGGTTCCAATGACAAAAACAACAATGCTTATGTGCAATAGATCCAATAAGATGTGGTGTTTTGATGAAAACTGCAACAGGGAAGACAAGAATGTAAATGTTTACGAAAATCTTTTTGAAGAAGATAAACACTATGTTGCATTTGAATCCCCAGAAGAGTTCGTGGAAAAAATTAGATATTACAAAGAAAATGAAGAAGAGAGAAGAAAAATTGTTGATGCGGCTTATGAACATGCTATTGTTAATCACACTTGGGATGCAAGAGCGGATAAGTTTATGAGTGTTGTTAAAGCCCTATAGGAAATAAAATGAATAATTATGCTTATGTTACGATGACCACAAATGATCTTTTTGTGCCCGGCGCAATCGTTGTTGTTAAGTCTTTAAAAATGACGAAAACTGAATATCCGATCTATTGTATGGTATCCGAAGAGGTGTCTGAACAGAATAGATCTTTATTGGAAAAGGCTGGCTGTGAGGTGGTGGAGGTTCCAAAAATCCATAGTTCTTCATCTGGTGAAGATGGGGACAGGTTTGAAATAGGTAAGAATTGGCTAACTTTTACCAAATTAAATGTATTCAATATGACTCAGTTTGATAAGATAGTTTATTTAGATGCTGATTGTGTGGTATTAAAGAACATTGACAACATGTTTGAGTTTGAATCTATGAGTGGCTACTTGCTTGCTCATACTGGCGAACTTGAAGCTGGGGTTTTGGTGTTTACACCTCGCGAACAATATTTTATTGACCTAATGGAATACAAAGACAAGTCAAATTGGGTAAATCATGATCAAACTTTAATAGATTGGTATTTTAGAAAACATTTGCCTGATTCGTTTTATGAACTGGGCAATGAGTATCATTTTTGTCACAAGTTGTATCATAACAAAGATCCTTATTTGTTTCATAAAAAAGAAGCAAAAATAGTTGAATTTAATGGATACAAGCCTTGGATTCCTGATCGATGGAAGGCCGGTGAAGATATTTTTTACAGGATGTGGAAGTACGTTTATGAAAAAGAAATCTAAAAATTTAATATTCTTTATTTCTCATATTGATGATTTTGAATTTTCTTGTTTGGGGTATTTGTTTAAAAACCACCATTTTTACAAAGACATTAAAATTGTTATTGCAAGTTTTTGGGATGAAAAAGAAACAACATTTGAAAGAAACTTCCAAACAATGAGAACAGCCCTCGGAAGAGATTTGACCTATGTTAACTTACATTTTCCTCAGAGATCACTAACCAAAAGTTATGATACTATGAAAGATGACTTTTACAAAAGGATTGAATTTGATGAACCTTTTGACATTATAACACACGACTCTTCGGATGCACACTCCGATCATCTCGCGGTCCATAAAGCGGCGTTTGGTTTGTTTAAACATGCCGACAGATTCATTACAGTCTACAGTCCAAGTAGTGTCAACTTTATTCCCAATTATTACATTGAAATGTCTAAAGAATTGTACGAGTTTAAACACAATCTTTTAACAAATTATGATTTTTCCAAAGAACAATCTTATTCCAAAAAGGGTAATTATTTTAGAAAAAAATATACCAACATAGCTGGAATCTATTCGATGGAAAATTTTATTAATCGTGATATGGAATATTGCGAGATTTACAAAATTTACAAATGGGTGGAGTAGAATGAAAAACTTATCAGTTATTGGAATAGGTCGATTGGGCTTATGTTTTGCGTTAACATTGGAGAAGTCAGGATTCAATGTTGTTGGGGTTGACATAGTGAAAGAGTATGTTGATAAGATCAATGATAAAACTTTTGCCTCTGTTGAACCTCATGTTAATGGCACCCTTGCTCGTTCTAAAAATCTCCACGCAACAATCGATTTGAAAAAAGCCGTGGATCACGGAGAACTTATTTTTGTAACTGTGCGTACAGAATCAGAACCCGATGGTAAGTATGATGTATCTCAAGTCGATAGTGTTGTTGATTCATTGGTTGAACTGGGAAAACAACAAGATAAAAAACATTTGGTTATCTGCTCTAATGTCAATCCGGGATATTCCAACACTGTTGCAGACAGGTTGAACAATTTAAATTGGACGGTAAGTTTTAATCCCGAAACAGTTGCTCAAGGCACAATTCTATACAACCAGAGTTACCCAGACTGTGTTTACATTGGAGCGGAATCCAATGAAATTGCTCATGCAATTGAAAAGGTGTATGAAAAAGTATGTATGAACTCCCCAATTGTACATACAATGGATAGATTAAGTGCAGAATTAACAAAAGTTTCAATGAACTGTTTTTTGACTGTTAAAATATCGTTTGCCAATATGGTGGGCGACATTGCATCTAAGATAGGGGCAAACCCCCATAGTGTTTTGAATGCAGTTGGATCAGACAGTAGAATTAATAATAAGTTTTTTAGATATGGTTTTGGTTGGGGTGGTCCTTGTTTTCCAAGAGATACAAGAGCTTTTATTCGCTTGGCCGAGCTAAATGAAATGCCCGCAGACTTATGTATTGCATCAAATTCAATAAATGATAAACATTTGGATTTTCAATATCAACAATATGCCGCTGAATATGATGTTTCTGAAACAATATTTTTTGATAGCGTCACATACAAGCCCGGAACGAATATCATTGAAGAGTCACAACAGCTTAAACTTG